CCTAGTTACTAATCCATGACTTTCGCGTTCAATGGTTGCGGCCATTAACGTTAATGGACCCATCGGAATAGCATCCTTGTTGCGCCATTGACACACCGCTTGAACGCTTACGCCACATAGCTTTGCTACTTTTGCTGGTTTCCCTAACAAATCAATTATTTGTCCGCTAGTCATTTATTTTCCTCAAATTACTAAATATTTCTTTACAAGAACTAAATTTTACTTTACATTTGTCAGTACGGCAATGTCGCCGTGATGAATAAGGAAATAAAAATGCAAAACGAATTAAGCCAGCTAATGTTGGAACATGAAGAATTCCTAGAAAAAGCTTTAGATGACATGGAATTTAGTAATGAATTCCTGACCCAAGAACAAGTTGATTGCATCCGTCAAGCTTGTGGAAAACCACGTAATAGTCACGTTAACCCATTGTTACGTGATGTGATAAATGACTTTGCCAATGTTTTTGGAAGTAATTTCAAAAAATTTGATGAAGAAACTAAAAAAATGTTTGGAAAGTGAAAAAAATGATAATTGCAAAAAGAAACAATTCAGGCACCAGCGACTTTAAATTACCGCCATCAGGTAGCTTTCTAGCCCGTCTATATCGCATTATTGACCTTGGCACCCAAACAACTGAATGGATGGGTAAAAAGAAAATGCAACGCAAAGTATTGTGTATGTTTGAGTTGCACGGGGAAGATAACGATGGCAATCCGTTAGTTATGGATGACGGCAAACCAATGGTTGTTTCAAAGCGTTATACGCTATCCCTAGACGAAAAAGCCACATTGCTAAAGGACTTACAAGCTTGGCGCGGAAAAGAGTTCACACAAGAAGAATTAGACGGTTTTAGCCTAGAAGTATTGCTGGGCAAATTCTGTATGGTTTCTATCACGCATAGCGAATACCAAGATAAAACTTATGCCAATATTGCCAGCATCAGCCAGGTGCCGGCCGCATTGAAAAAGCTTGGCGAACCCGTTGGTGTCAATGAAACTTTAATGTTTTCTATTGACCCGTGGGATAGAGAAAAGTTTGATAAGTTATCACAAGGGTTGCAAGATTTAATTAAAAAATCTGCTGAATACCGGAACACCTTTGATACTGCGCCAGCTAAACAAGGTGCAACAATTGAAGATGATAATTTTGATGATATACCTTTTAATTAGAATGGGTCTATAATGGTTGTATGTTCAGGCAAGGATATACAACATGATTCATTCAAAAAAATGCTTTAAATGCCAAGCCGTCAAGTTATTAACGGATTTTTATAAACATCCAGCAATGCTTGACGGTCATGTTAACAAATGCAAAGAATGTAATAAAAAAGACGTTTTAGAACATCGTTTAAAAAATATTGACCGTATTCGTGAATACGATAGGGTTAGAAGTAAAAATGCTGAACGTATGAAAACTGCTTCTGAAATTTCAAACGCTTGGCGTAAAGCTGATAAACGTAGAACTAAATGTCAAAACGCAGTTAGACGTGCAATACAAAATGGAATTTTAATTCGTATGCCATGTATTAGATGTAACGCTGAAAAAAGTTTAGCCCATCATGAAAATTATGATGAACCGTTAAATGTTATGTGGCTTTGTCAACCATGCCACAAACAACGACACAAGGAAATATTAAATGAAATGCGCTGAATGTAAACATTTTGCTGGCCAACCGGGCGACCGGTATGGTTTGTGCAGAAGATACCCAAAAAACGAAAATAAATCACAAGAAGATTTGTGTGGTGAGTTTTCATTAAAAATCTTTCCACAAAAAGAAGTTGAAGTTGAAGTTGAATTTATTCGTGAATACGATATAACTACTGACGAATTCAAACCCAAACGTGGAAGAAAACCCAAAAATGTTGATTAAGGAACGTCAAAGTGAAAGTGGACATTGGTACGACCGTGAAGGCAATCCAGCCTACACAACAATTGGCAAAAATGGCAAACCCAGGGGAACAACCTTACGTGACGCCCGCAGTCAAAATTTGTGTCCATCGGTCACTACCATCCTGGGTGTCGCCGCACGACCTGGGTTGGACTTATGGAAACAACATCAGGTTTTATTATCTGCGCTAACCTTACCTAAAGAACCGACTGAATCGGAAGAATCATGGCTTGAAAGGGTCATGATGGATTCCAAGCAAACTGGACGTATTGCCGCGGAACGTGGTACGGCCATCCATGCGACCATACAGGCGTTCTTTGAAGGTGCTTTGATACCTGAAGCCATGCCAATCTGTCGGCCGGTAGAACAGGCCATTAAAGACCATTTTGGGGAACAATTGTGGTTGCCGGAATTAAGCTTTGCACATCCTATGGGTTTTGGTGGCAAATCAGATTTGACGGCCAAAGCAAAGCATGATTTTGCTGGTATTTCTATTGACGTCAAAACCAAAGAAACTACGGACATTTCTAAAATTGACGTTTATCCGGAACACGGTATGCAATTAGCCGCTTACCGCCAAGGTTTTAATATGCCAGCCGCCAGGTGCGCCAATGTGTTTGTAGGCTACAAAATGGTTGAAGGCACTATTGTTTTTACTGGCGTTAAGGTTATTGAACATGCCGCAGAAGATTTGGACCGCTATTGGTTAATGTTTACTAAACTGTTAGAGTTTTGGCAGTTAAAGAACAACCATAAATAGGGCGGTTAACGGGGCGTTGAAGGATGCAACAAGGTGGGGCTTTTCCCCGTTTCGACCCACCAGCTATCAGTTGCCAAATTCACGCCCTACTCTGTTGCAGATTTACAACTAAGGGTATGTCCTAATAAAATATCGCTTTACAAGTGAAGTTTACTTTAGTAAATTATCAATACGGCAACGGTGCCGTGATTAAACAAAGGAAAAAATCATGAAAGCAATCGACATTCAGTTAAGCAAAATTGACCAGTTGGGTATGTTGTTGGCCCAAATCGCTGACTTGGAAAAACAAGCAGATGCAATCAAAAACGAACTTAAACAAAATGAAGGCCACATTGAAGGCAATTTGTTTAAAGCTTGCGTTACCCTTTCACAACGCGCTACCGTTGACAATAAAGCAGTATTCGCAGAAGCCAATGTGCCAGCAGAATTAATTGCCAAGCACACCAAAACTACTGCCGTAATCACTTTAAAAGTTACATCCAAATAATCTAGGACAGGCCGTTGACACTATTCAGCTTTATGGCCCGTGGGGATTTCAAACTAAAAAGACCTCGGCCTGTCACCCAATTAAGGAAAACAAATGAAAGACTTTATATTAGGCGGTTTATTAGGGGCGGCAATAGCCGTGTTTTTAGTAATTGTTTATGGATTTAGGATTGGGGTATATCACTTATGAAAGCCGCTAAAAACGTGTTTGAAACGTGGTATGAAGCAAATTATGACCATAAACCCGGTGAAGATGATATAAAAGAACTGTTTAGAGAAGCTTTTGAAGCTGGAATGGTGTCAGGTATTACTTTTATGCAAGCACGTATGATTAAAGATGCTGAATACCTTATAGAAGATTACAAAGGATTTCAAGATGAATGAACATATTTGGACGGCCGCTGGCACGGATATAACAATTAGATGGCGTTTGGCTGGCTGGTTGCCACCGTCAGAACTTCAAGAATACCGTGATAAATGGAAATATTATCAAAACCTACCATTACGGCAATTGGACGACCAGGCTAAAGAACAATACGAACAAGTATTGCGTAAAGCTAAAGTCGCCCGTATTCGTTAATATTTACGCATATTAGGTAACGGCGCATCTTTTTGACTAACGCCTTTACTTTCAGGCTTATGGGCTTTTTCCATAGGCAAAGCAATATGTTTATTAAGCTTTTCTTTTAGCCTGGTTAACTCATGCTCTGTATGTTTTTCATGCTCACGCAAAACAACATAATGACCTTTTGGTGTGCTTGCTAATTTACCTTTTACTTCAAAATTTGTAGCCATTTTTTATCCTTCCAAGATTTGTAATGCTTTAGTAATTTTAGCAATTCTGTCGTCTAAACCCAACACACCGCCGTTAATTTTTCGAGTAATTTCTTCCCAACCTGACACATCAGCCGTGGCGTTTAGGCCACGTTTATTCCAAAACCATCCAGCAGATAGCATAGCGTTCATTGGCTCTAATAATAGGTCAGGATTGTCCATTAAAGGCAGTTTAAGCGCTTGTCCACAAAATACATAGTTATCCTTACCGGTTAGCTGAATAACGCCCCTACCGTGGTATTTCCAGCCATCCCCATCTTCAGTATTGCCCATACGTCCGGCATAGACTTTATTAGCTATTTTTTCAGGGTTATTGGCGTATTGGTCGGCCGTTGCTTGGTCAGGGAATCTTGATGGCCATACACGCATTAATGAAGCGGCAGAATAATGTAAATTTTCTTCTAAGGTTTTAAAGTTGCCTGATTCATGCTGACATTGGCCTATAAACCCAGCCTGGCGTTTTGGCGTGTTAATTTCGTATTTATCAAAGGTGGCATTTAATGGGTCAAGCCATTTATCTTCAATACCTAAAGCTATTAATTGGTCATTCGTCATCACTATTGCCAATCTTTATGCCAGTAATAAGACCAATAAAACCACCAACAATAGTTTGAAATGCTGGGCCAATAATTTGAAATACTTTTTCATCGTCAACGTTTGGGTCAATAACGGCAAAAGCAAACATAGCTAACATAGCCACTACAACACAAACTAATGACCATGCGGCAATCGTCAGAATATGTTCCTTGTTGTTCATTTTGAAGCAACTCCCTGAATCTTTTCAAAAGTACGTAAACCGCCCATACCAAGCATACCCATCATGAGTTGCCATAAATTGTCATCAAGGCCAGGCAAAGGGGGAATAGTAACGCCAAGAACACCCGCTACGGTGCCAGCAAGGGGTCTAAATAAGTATTGGTAGGCCAATGCTAGGGCGCATACCCAACCGATTGCTGGGCGCCATCCTGACACGAATAAAGATGAATTTGTGGCTTCTACTTTATTAATGTCTGTTTGTGCAGTCATTGTGGCCAAATCGCCACTTTGTTGAAGTGCCAATAACTTTAATTTGGCATCAGCGGCTTGGGTTGGGTCCGGAAAGAAATGGTCAATAAGTTTGCCGCCAAGGTCTAATGCCGCTGAAATAGGGTCTAAAGACATGATGTTTTCCTTATGCTAAACATATTAGTAAGTTCCCATAATTAAAATTCCCGCAATAAGCCAAATACACAATGCTGTAAAAAACCATAGCCATCTTTCGTTCATTTAATACCCCAGGTCAAATACCAGGCAATTAAAGCCGCTACTGCAAAACAAATAAATTGAACTCTACGCACTTCTTTAAGGTCATGTTGATATTCTTCGTTTGCTTTTCTTTCCATATTTTCAATATCCAACTTAATTCTTAATACTGCATCCCATTCTTTAGCGCCGTACTTCTTAACAAAGTCTATTTTTAACTTTGCTTCTTGGTCGCTAATTTGCTTCTTTTTATTCCAATCTTCCAATGCTTTTATTAATGCCGTTTGTTTTTTATGTTCTGCTTCCCGTGCCGCCCTACGTCTTTCATTTGCCTTGCGTTGCGCTACGTCTATACCGTCTTGCTGAACACTTTCAATACTTTTAGATAAACCTTTAGCCGCTTCCCGGCTTGCATCAAGACTACCGGAAAGAGTTTTTACTCCTTCTGTAATTCCGAACGGGTCTGACATAAATGTTCACTTTCTTACACCGTCCTTATTTGTTACTTAAATAATGTCCAATAAAACCAATAACAGAACTTATTCCGGAAATAAACATCATTCCCATCCAAAATCCACCACGGCCTTTATTGGCCATAGCAACTAATTGTTCTATGGAACTTTCCATCTTGTCTATTTTTTTGGACATTTCATCGAATTTTGCTTCATAGCTTTCTACTTTCTGCCATAGAACGCCATACTTAACAGGGTCAATTTCAAACATAGTCATTTCCATTATGTTTTCATGATGAACGCTAATGCGTAGTACGGTGGCAAATTAGCGCCTGTTCCACTTGTACCAGCAGTTTGTAATGTAATGCCAGTAGTTGCAGTATCAGTTGTTGTAGTGCTTGCGCCAGTATTGCCGGACGGTGAATCGTTAGCAATAGCGCCTGAACCAGTAGAAGCAATGTTGTGCTTATGGCCTGGGTCAGTAACAGTATGGGTATGGCTTACGACAATAGCATCAGCAGAACCGCCGGTTTGACCAACGGAATAAGTAGAACCAGCACCAATAATGAAGCTTGAACGCAAATCGGGTGTGCCATTGGTACCATCACAAATTAACCAGCCGGATGGAATAGAACCGGTAGAACCTGACCAAATAGCAATTAATCCGCTTGGAATAGTCGCGCCCGAACCCGTTGCATTTTGCAATATTGGATAGATATTGTCTAACGTTTGAATGGTTACACCGGCAGAAGTTTGAATAACAAACTTATAGCTATATCCAGTTTGTAACCATACTTCATTAGGAACTTGTCCTGAAGCATTTAAAACAATAGGATTTGGATTAGCAATAGTACCGTTAACCGTTGTATATGTGGTTAGCAATGTGCTAGAACCAGCTTGATAGGTATAAATCAAACCAGCATTTAACGGTAAACCATTGTTATCAAAAAATGGAATACCGCTATTTCCAACTGGGGATAAAAGTACGCTTGCCATAATTATTTCCTAGAAGTTATTTCGCTTAATTTTGTTTTAGCGGCTTGTTTGGCTTCAACTGCTTTTCTAGCAACTTGGCCGCCCTTGTACATTAATTCGCCCATTACACGTGGGCTTTGGAATGGAAGTGCTAATCCTGATAATGGGGTTACATCGCCTGATAAAACGCGCCCAGTTGTATAAAGTGCGTTCATTCCCAATGCTGGGCCAGCTAAACCGGATGGGTGCCATTCTTTTAATGATTGACCAGCTAATGCTTCCATTAAGTTTTGGTTGCCTGATTCAGCCAATTGACGTGTTAATTCACGTCTAAATTCATTACCCATAGTGGATGTTGGACCCATCATGGTTTTAAGGCGGCGCAATGTAAGGTCAACAGAAGCTTTTGGACCAAGGCCTAAAGATTTTTCAATTTCACGTTCTGTGGCTAAAGCTTCTTCATATTCGCCCATTGTTTTTTCGTAATTTTTGTCTTGTTTGACAATAGTTTCTTTGACTTTATTGCGAGTATTGGTAAGAACACGTTTAGCTTGACTGGTCATTCCTTGACTATAAACATCATCAATACGTTGTTTAAGGTCATCCAATCCACCGGCAGTATGAAGTTCAGGTTTGTTTTCCCATTCATCCAAAATGCCTTTAATTTCATTAACTTTGGACATTGTTTCAGGACCAACTTTAGAAGCTTCTACGCCACCAACACCCCTAGATTTAAGGGTTTCAAGTGTCTTATTAAATTCTTCACGAATAGGTTTGAAATCCAAAAATACTTGATTGCCTTTGGTGGTTGCAATACCTTCTTTATAAGCTTCGCTACGTGCATGACGTGTGTTTTCTAAAGCAGAACGGAATTGCTCAACCAAATCAGCCGGCGACCTATTGCCACGCATATTTTCAGCAAGTTCTGAAACTGTACGTGGATTGGCATAACCTGAACGTGCGGCTTCACGCAATACTTCACCGCTTTTATCAATAGGAATACCCATTACATCAGTTGCAATGTTTCCAATGGTTCCGGCTTTTACATTGCGGCCTACTGCACCACCAACGCTAGATATTGCATTGCCAGTTTTTTCAGCAGTTTTTGCAACCATGCTACCTAATGGTGTTCTGACTGCAAATTCAGGGTCATAAATTGCGCCTTTTAACGTTTCGCCAGCAAAACGCCCAGGGTTTTCATAAATATTTTTGGCAACATTAGCAATTGATTCACTAGGATGTTCTGCAAAAGATTTAACGCCTTGTTTAGCGGCTTCGTATTTTGCAAGCAGATTGGCTTCAGCTTCTTTTTTCATAGCTTCATCGCCAATTATCGGCATACTGCCAGCGGTATAAGCTATTATCGGTGCGGCCAAACTTTTTTGTTTCCAATCTTCCATTGACATTTCATGCAATGGTTTTTTAAATTCTTCAAACCAATTTTTTGGTTTTTCGTAATTTTGGTCAACAAATTTTAGCCCTGGAATTTCAATGTCATCGCCGGTATTTGGTTCTACTTTTGATTCGTATGGCAAATCAGGATTAATTTGTACGTGAACTGGGTCTTTAGCGCCATGTGGACGATGTAAACCAACTTCTGCAAGCAATGAATCAGGGACACGTGGATGAATGTCCACGGCATCGCCTTTTTCATGACGACTTTTACCTGGTTCAGCTACTAAATTAGGGTTTTTTAAACGGTTCTTATATTCTTCACGTTGTTGTTCTAGGGTTCTATAACCGCTAGTAATAGGCAAATCTTCGCCTTTAGGATTTAATTCTTTATTGCTTTTCCAAAGGTCTTTAAGTTGATTTACTCGGTCAAGCAAATCCGGTTGTAGATTTGCAGTATCAACCGGCGCTTTAGTAGTAGATATTGGTTTTGCATTGTCATAAATGCTTGGCGCACCTACGCTAACAGTAACGGAAGGTGCGGCATCAGCGCCTAAGAATTTTAGTCCAGGGACTTCAATATCATCAGCCATTATCTAAACTTTCCTTGCTCTAAAGCATGAAGATTTGACCATTTACGGTTGAAATCTTCACGTTGGTCTTTAGGAATACTAGCGTAAATTTCGTTTGCTTTGGCTTTTGCTTCAGGTGAATTAGAAGCGGCCAAAGCATCAATTTGGGCCATACGAACATCATAGTTATCAACCCAAGCAGATTTAAGTTTTTCTGCTTGAATGTAACCATTGACACCACGTTTTTCAATAAGCTTGTTGTAGGCGCTATTAAACATAGTAGCGGCCTTAACAGTAGCATCTGCACGGGAAACAATGTCAGTTAATGCTTGTGCGGTTAAATCATCGCTACCATTAATAACTTTGGCATCTGCACGGGATTGGTCAGTTTTAGCAGTTCCCATAACTTCAGAAGCCGCGGCCATACGTGCAATGTTTTTATTTAACATTTCTTGTGTTGCATTGCCAATAATGTATTTTCCACCTTGACGTAACAATTGACCTGGGCGGTTTCCTGAAGCGGCAGAAATGTTTTCCATAACGCCACGTGTATTGGCTTCTTGTTCTTTAGCGGCAGAAGCAAGTGCATTGCTTTCTTTAAGCAAGTTTTTACCATTATCCAAAGCTTCTTTTTGCTCTGTTGTATAGTTTGCAAGGGCTGGATTGCCTTTGTAATCAAGATATTGGTCATACTTAATAAGGTCACGGTCTTTAGCACTTGGTTTAGGTGTTTCAGTTGCGCCACCACCACCAACGGCATTTTGACCGCCACCAAATTCAACCGGAGTAATTTTAGGTTGTTCACCGGTCATAGATGGAGTACGTACAACTGGACGTTGTGCGCCACCAATAGTAGCGGTTTCAGCTTTAGGTGCAAATTGGTCAATTAACTGGGTTGGTGTTAATGATTCATTACGTGCTTTTAACAAGGACTGTGGGTCAACTGGATGGTCTGACGGATAAGCTTTCCAACCTTTAATTTGACCATCTGCCGCTTTTGTTAATTGTGGATAGTATTGTTTTAAAGTTTCCAAAGAATTAATAATGTCTGTTGGATTAACTTTTTGACCATTTGCGGCCATTTGTCCATAAGAACCATAAACAGAAGCAAACGGCTTTCTGTTGCTTTCTGAAAGTTCATTTAAAGCTTTATTGGTTTCAATATGATTTTTAGTCAAACTGATAATTTTGTCGGCATATTCAGGACCGGACATTGGCGCTACTGAAATTAATGCTGGAACTTGCTCTAAATCAAAAGAACCGTCAGGAAGCTTATTTGCTGGGTCTTTTGCCCATTGCTGAATAATTGGCATTTCTTTAGTCTTTTGTTCTGCCATTTGCGCTTGACGTTGTGCAATAGCAGTTTCGGCCGAATAAAGGCCTACTTTCATCATGTCCCCAAGGGTCATTTGATTAGTATTTTTTGGGTTTAAATCCGCAGTAAATTCAGCCATAATTGTTTCCTATCCAACCGTTGGAGTTGTTGGCGCGTTCATTTTGTTTAAACCATACAACATAGCGTAATTGCTAATACCGCTTAAACCATTAGCATAAGCATTGGCAGAACCCATAGTTGCAGAAGCTTGGGCATTACCGATGCTAGAAAGCATATTAGAAACGTTAGAAGCAGTTCCAGTACCAGCATTAGAAACAGTACCAAGGGCGTTCATGCCTACGTTATTAGCATTAAATATGTTGCTGGCTACGTTTTGACGATTTGCTTGATAGTTATTAAATGCGTTTTGTAATTGATTCCCAGCATAATCTTGGGCAAATTGTTGGCCGCCTTGAATAGCATTTCCGCTTACTGCACCACCGCCAGCATTAATACCAGCATTAAATTGACCCATGCCTTGCGTTAATCCAAATTGATAATTTGGCATCAAAGTAGTCAAATCGTTCATTGTTGGCTGGGCAGTCAAATAACCGCTACCGGTCATTGTTTGTCCATTTGGCCCTGTATAAGTGCCAGGCAACATAGAATTAATAGCATTATTAGCTTGTGTGCCAGTATTTAAGTATGGTTGTGCCATATTAGAAATATTGTTGTAAATGCCTTGGCTATAATTAATGCCTTGATTAGCGGCATTAGCATATTGACTAGCGGCATTTCCAGCGGCTTGTGACTGCAAATAAGCAGAACCAAGCATGGCGCCGCCAACGATTGTTCCAGCTATTACTGTGCTTGATACACCGGCTGACATGGAAGTTCCCCTCTTAAATTAATACCAAAATTAACGCAAACCATAGAACGGTAATCTAACAATAATTCCTCATTTTGATAAATATCTTTACAAGCAATCGCATAAATATCATCGCCAATTTTTACTGGCATAAGATTCTGTTTATGCGAATGATTGATATATCTACCGCCTGGTGTTCGTTTTCCGTCTAATCTACATGGGCAAACTACATCCCACATTTTAAAACTTTTTGTTGCAAATAAACCTTTACCATGAATTTTGGATGGCCGTAATTCTGTTGCATATTCAATTGGCATTTCCATCAAATCATGTTTGATTGATACTATTTTATCAATTTCTTCTTGATTTAGGCCTAATTCTTTACAAAAAAGCTTGTAATCATCATGAACTTCTTTAAGTTCTTTTTTTAATCTATTGTCTTGTAATCCACATTCAGGAACAACAAACAAACGTTCTTCCAAAATATCTAAATCTTGGCAATTGTCAGGGTTTTCATAAACATCAACCCAAACCACTTCTTCATCAAATACACGACCTACGCGCTGGGCGCCAGGCTTTGATTCAAATTGCATTGGTGCGGTCAATATTTTGACTTTATCTTCAACATTTACGGCAATAGTGCCTTTTTCTAGGCGAACGGTATAACCGGTTTTATGTTCTGCGCCAGTTAATACAGTCCATGCTGGAATAGTTATTTTGCGTTCATAAAACCCTGGATAAAAGGTATGTTCCGTCACAATGTCCGATTGAGGCATTTTTAACAGTTCGTTTTGCAAATTTTGTATTTGCGATTTAACTGATAACTGTTTAGAAGGTTTTACATAAACTAAATTCATGGGTTGTAATAAGGCACTTTCATTGGTTTACCATTAACAACAATATTAATAAATCCGGCTGGGGCTGAAGGCAATGTTTGATTGCCAGCGGTGGCCGTTGTAGCTGAAGTAAAGTTTAATATATTTAATAAATACTGTTGCCAAGCCCTTGTTGGCCTTTTGGTAGTCGTGTCCAAAAATTCCGATTGTGGGTACGGATTATTTTGGGTACTAGCGTATATTCCTTGATTATTAGCCATTAGTTTGCTCCAGCACTAGCTTTTAGGTTAGCGGCAATAATTACCGAATTAATAGGGTCTGTAACCACTACTTCAAATATACGGTCACGTGCGTACCCTAATCTGCGCCAAATAGCACGGTTTTTGTATGCGCCTTGTTGGCCAATAGATACCCAATATTCCTTGGACCATGTTGAACCGCCATCATCTGACCAACGAAGCATAGCCTGTGGATTGGCACCGGTTGTAATAAGACTTGATACACCAGCAATCGCAATACCGGCAATAGCAGTTCCAGCTACGGCATTTCCTGTTATTTGGGAAGTAGTAATATTTCCTTCTAAACCTACACCAGGCTGAAAGTAAATTTGCAATTCGTCAAAATATTGACGTTGATAATCACTAACTAAATGTGGGGCGCGGCGTACACGGCGAATTTCATTGCCATTATCGGTGTAATTTAATGGGTCTAATTGATAAATTTGGCCATTAGCATAATCCCCAACCAAATTCATGTTTTGGAAATTGGCATGGCAATTAGAACGATGACGATGAAAAACGTTGTTTGAATCAACAGAAAGCCATTTATGCCACATATTTGTGGACATATCGTAAACCCAAGTTAAATCTAAAGTTGGGAATGAAAGAACATAACATTCATGGCCTTCCATTTGATAAGTATAGGCAACGGCATCTTCAACGTATTGGTCAACTAATGTATTTTCTACGGCATGGGTACTAATACGGGTTGGCACGTAACCATTCATCATCATCACTTGGGATTGGCCGCGAATATTGCGACTTAAATAAGCAAATGAATTGCCCACCCTTGCTACTGAAAATTGGGCAACAATACCGTGTTGGGTTGATGTTCCTGGAATACGCTGAAATGGAAATGGAAATAAACCGGCATCAATCCATACTTCAGAAGAAGCTTCACCAAGTAAATAAACTTCACGATGGTCAACAATAACCGAAACCAAGTTATCGGGCGCGCCATCTTTAGAACTAAAGTTTAATTGATTAGAAATTGGTGAAAGAAGATTGGAACAACCCCATTGTTGGGTTCCAGGACGGTTATAAACAAAATAGTTATCAACAATGTCAACAACATCCGCACCGCTAAAAGCACCATCGCTAGACGGCAGAACACTAAAGTTAAGCGCATATAAAGTTTCTGAACCAACAGTTTGTGAAGTGCTAACAACATAAGAACCAGTACCACCAGTACCAGTTCCAAACGTTAAAGTAAGGGTTAACCCTGTACCATTACCGCTAGTTGTAGTTGTGGATGGTGTTCCAGGTTGAACAGTATATACGCCATAAGTAACTGGCGTTAAACCGGTAACTGCACCGCTACCACCAATAGAAGCTACTGTGTAAGTAGTTTGTTGCGTATAAATACCGCCTACAACTGTTATAACGTCCCCTACGGCATAACCAGTACCGGCCGCAGTAATGCTATAAGAAAGCGCCGCAGAACCGCCTAAAGCCGTAATAATCGTTCCAGGAGTTACGCCAGTACCTTGGATAGTTTGACCTGGGTATAAAGTTTGATTAGCACCAATAGCAGTAACGGTTAATACTTTTCCTGAAATTGAACCAGTAATTTGTGCGCCAACTGCGGCAGAATTAAATACTTCAGAAGGTTCTGTTTGGCTAATATTGATTGTGTAGGTTCCTACTCCACCAGTACCAGTTCCAAGACCAGTAATAACAGTTTCAGCATTGACGGCGTTTCCAAATAATTGTTGGCCAGCCGCTACTGTTCCGGATTTCATTAAAGTAACAGTTAATGTTGTTCCTGATACTGAACCTACAAAGGTTGCTGAAGATGGATTAGAAATGCGCCATGTATAACGATAAGCACCGTCAGTAATGTAAACGTTTTGACCATTATCTGTAATACCTACTATTCCAGTAGAAGTATTAAGATTTCCAACAATAACCGGAGTTAATAATGAATTAACTACATATACATAACCACCACAAACAATAACCATGTATTGACCGCCTGAAACAGTACGCATACCACGTACTTCGGCTTGGTTCAATGTCAATACGTTAGTAATGCCAGGAGTCGGATAAAGGGCTACAACTCCGTTTTGACCAGATTGCTTTAATGGGTCAATTTCAGGACGAAAATTGATACATTCCTGTGCATCTTGATAGATGGACGGGGCTTCATAAGAAGGACCAATAAACCCAAAATCAGGCATGGTAATCCTTAATCAAAAAATACAACAGTTGTTAGTGCTGGACTAAAATATGTTGCATCTGAACCATTATAAGTTCCACGAACTGTATTAATTTGACATGAAGTAGTGGTTGGTGCAGTTCCGTTAGTACCATCCCAATTAAAGCTAACAAAAACACCACCTGAATTTGTATAAGTTGGCCCATAAGCTGCAT